GTTTCTAATCTGGGCTCAACACGGCCAATCCCAGCAGGCCCTGGCTGGTTCGCGCCAGTTGTCGCCAGTTCGCTTTCCTTTGGGGATATATGGCTTAAACGCTTGCTCGGGGTTGATTGTTGCTCCAAAAAAATTGGGTTTTGGGGGTTTTCGCCGTTGTGGGGTTTTGCGTTGAGGGCTTGTGTTCGTGTTTGTTGGCGTTGTGCTGTTTTGCGATTGACGTAGATGGCTCCTCTCTTGGCGTTGCATGTGGGGCATGAGGGTACGAGGTTGCTGAGTGAGTCGTCTCCGCCTGCGTCATGTTCGAGGAGGTGGTCTGCTTGGAATGTTTTGTCATAGGGTTTGCCGCACCAGTGGCAGTCTGGGTGTCCTTCTAAGAGTGCTGCTCTGTTGGCTCTGTATTGTGCTGTGGTTTTTCTGTTGCCTGCCATGTGTGTGTGTCCTTGTCGGGTGGTGTTGGGCTTATGTTACTAGCGCCCCTCGCTTCGCATCGGGTTGCTCTCGGGCGTGTGAGCGAGTCGTGTGGTTTGTGCCAGCCCCCACTTTCAGTATGTAACTGTGGCAGGTGGTTTGTTTAGGACGGTCAGCCATTCGCGTTTATGTAGTTCGTACTCTGCACAGTGGCTTCTCCTAACAGCCCTTCAGGTCAAGTCATCTCAGGTGGTTAGGCGCACTGCTCTACCCTCGTTCCCGAGTGTTATGCCAACACAGTGCAATCCCGTATGTGGCCGTGGTCGTATGTAGTTGTAGTAATTAGATCACAGTATCGGTCTGAACACCACTATTGCCGAGGGAAACGGTGCACAGTTTTTTTGGTCATCAAACCTCAAGCGACCTTTGATAAATCTAATCTCGCTAGCGTTCATTGCGTAATCGTGCCACCAGCGTGTATCTGTACGGCTTGGAATTAGAAATACAGACAATTTGCCTTTGCTTTGTTCTTGTACTGCTTTAGCAAGCCATAAACCAATTACATTGCCGTAGGGGGGATTCACAAAGTTACTTTTTCCCCATTCAACGCTTAGACCGTCAAACTGTGGGTCAGGTGGGCAAGGGTCAAAGTCAAACTGAAACTCTGTGTTTAGTGCCTCGTATGTGGCTTTAGGCGTTCTCCAGTTGTCCCTTACAGCCATGAAATGCACGCTCATGGTTTGCGTAATCTAAGGATTGCTGCAATGCCGAGGCAAAATAGCAGGCCATACCAAAAGTTGATCACTGTGGCCCAAGTCTTTCTGCGATGGCTTGCAGGTTTTGTGGTCGCCATAGATGGTATTCACCACCGGCAGTAACGATTGCCTCGCCCCAGTCGAGCTGGTGCTCGGAAAGTCTGCCCAGGTCTGTTTTGAGTTCTGCAAAGATTAGGCCTCGAGTTTTGTGTACGAGAACTAGATCGGGAAAGCCACGGCCATCAGAGCGCCATACACCAGGCCTAACCATTTTGGGTGACGCGTGAAACACTAGCCAGCCCTGTGATTTAGCAAGGCGTATCACCTGGTCCATAAATATGGCTTCTGAGGCTTCAGTCATGGGTGGCATTGTTGAGCTGCTTTACTAGTTGTCGGTTGATTGCCATAAGCCTGCCACATTCCTCTGCGAGCACTGAGCATTGTTTTGCCATGTTGCCTACACAGTCGCAGTTGGGGTCGCTGTTCAGTTTGGCTCCACAGTCGGCGTAGTGGTATTGCCCATTCAGGCCGTAGGGCATCATTTCTTGCTCGACTGTCCGAGAAGTAGCCCTGTCATAAAGACGCTAAAAACGAGAACAACGAGGCCTACAAACTCAGTCATTATTTGTGCTCACTTCCTCAAGTCGGCGTTCCATAAAACCAAGTTGCAAACCTTGCTTGTAAATCTGTGCCTCTAACTGCTCTACCTTACGCAGTAGTTCGTTGCGCTCATTGATTACATCAGCAAGGTGATCACGCAATGTGCCGTTGTCGCTCATCAAAATGGCTCCTCCTCGGGTAGTGGGATTTCCTCGGGCTCATTATTTTTGAGTGCTTCAATGGCTTTAGACACTTGAAACTTATCCATGCTTGCTAGGTCTAATGGTGGCAACTTGCCAGCCTCTTTTAGCAGTTTCTTATACAGCCATACCTGCTTGTCGCTTGGTGCGTTCGCTGGTCGCTCTGTAATGACACCATCTGAGCTCTGTGTAGTCACGCGCTGCACCTTGCTCATTTCCTCGCGTGAGGGTCGCTTGTTCAGGTCTGAGCCTGCATAGCCAGCATTAGCCAAAGCCCTGCCCACAGCGCCTGTTTCACAGTTCTCTAAATGGCTTGTTTTGTTGATGTGCCCCTCGCCTCTGATTTCCTCAGCCCAACCGGTAGCAATCAAAACATCACCCTCAAAGAGTGAAGCGCTAAACACAGCAGAGTTTTGTAGGTAGTGCACTAGATCGGTTAGCACTCTGGGCTGTACGCCACGCACATGGCAATCTTTGAGCCACCGGTCAAGTCTGTGGGCTACTGGTTCGTAATCGTCAAGATTAAAGGCCACTGGAATACACCCTCTCTAAACGCGCAAGCTCTGTGGAAAGCGCTGCAGCTCGAGCCTGCAGAGAGTCAATAATCTCTAGCAGTTCGCACTGTTTGCAATCACACTTGGGAAACCAGGTGCTCAAGCCGTGATTGCACTTTTCGTGGTGTTGCATGCGCTTAATGCTTAGCGCTGGGTGCATTATTGCAAATGCTTCCTCAATGTCCATGTCGGGTGTTCCTTTTCTAACGCTTGCAGCGTCTTATTTTTATAACAGATGGGTGGTTTGATTTGCAGAGGTCATCGTTTAGGCCGTTGCAGTTGTTCTTTATAGCACCCCAGCCGTACAGGCCTACAGGCCAGCGATAGCGCCCATTTTCGGTGTGGCCTTTGTAGGCAATCCGATCTACAGCTCGAGCCTGCTGGGCAAATGTGAGCAGGTGGGCTTTGCTGGCTGGTGTGTGGTTCCAGTTGTCCCAGGTGCCACGGTAAATGCCAAAGGCAGACACATACGAGCGTGTGCGATGTTGGACATTATTTCCAGTTTCACATTGCGCCAATTTGATGTACCACTTTTTAGGCATAGGGTGGTTCCATTCGTCTTGCGCGTGAACTGGTGTCACCATTAAAGCTGTCGAGAGTAAAGCTGTAGCCATAATTCTTTTTATCAATCCTCAAAAACCTCGGTAGGCAATCCCCACGCACCCCAAGTTTCATACCTGGTGGCCACTTGGGCCTGCACGATCAGATTTGTTTCAGGGTCTAAAAACACCTGGACTAGTAATTTCCTGTTAGCCGATACTAACGGTATGTAGGTGTACACCTTTAGCTTTTCGCTCACCGGTGGTTCCACCAGGCTAAAAGTATGCAGGTCACGCCTATGCCCATGCCAAAGCCAAAAAGGCTTGACCACCAGAAAACAGCATCGGTGCTCATAACATGGCCTTTACAGCGTCTATGCCTTGCTGTGTAATTGCACACACAATGCCCTGAGAGCCACTTAGGAGCGCTCTACGCGTGCCTGTGTCTTGGATTAGTCCCAAAGTGCGCAAGTCACTGCAGCGCTTCCAATAGCCCTTTATATCGTGACCGTCTAGAACGGCTCGAGCGCCTGCTTCCTCATCTGTGAGGCCCAGGGTGGCGTAGTAATACTGGCTAAGCAGTATGGCTCGGTGGCTTCCTACTTTTAGAGGCTTGATTTGCCTGCTGGTTTCGGGGTCTGTTGCCCTGAATAGTGGTAGGTCTGTAAAAAGCATGTCGGTGCTCCTTTGGTAGTTGGTTTTTTTACCATAGCAAATTGTTTTTGCTTTTGGTGGATACCTACGGCTTGGTTGGTTTTGGCAAGGCTCGCCAGGCTGCTTCGAGGGCTTTAGCGTCTGTGGCCATGTCCATCTCGAGCTCGAAGTGCAACCAGCAACCACCTGTGCCTGCACTTTCCTCAGGGTTGGCATAGACCTTTACCCCTTTGGTGCCTTCGCCACGGCTACAGCGCCAACCTCTGCCATGTTCGCCGTACTTGTAGTCATGCAGCTCTACTAAACCGATGGCCTCGGAATGTTCAATAAGCCAGTCCCACAGCTCTTTTGCATCGGCACGGCCTGCGCGTGTAGGTGGATAGCCAACATCACCGGCAACTCCGAGGCTGTGCACACTCAAGGTTTTTTTGCCTCGCATATTGCGTACTACCCAGGTGCCCAGATTGGTAAATGATGGGTAACGCTTTTTGCATAGATCCATAAACTTTTCGGTGCCTGGCAGTTTGCCTTTGCCTGGTTCGGTCACTGGATAGTAGGGGTATTTACGGGGCACTTGGTGGGTCTTTCGGTTTGTCTTTGAGGCCGTTGCCTGCGAGTACACCGATAAGGCCACCGGCAAGGGTCATGAGCATTGGTGAGAGGACTGCCCATGCTTCGGCATCGTTGGGTGCTTGGTCGAGTGGTTGGGTGACGAACAGCAGGCCGTAGATCAGTGAGGCGATTGCCATTACGAATGAGAGCGTGAGTCCTGCTGCTACGAACAGAATAATGCGTGCTTTGATTTCCTCGTTTGTTAGTCGTTCTCTAGGCACAACGGCCCCCTCCTATTTGTAAATCTGTGCCAATGGTCGTTGGCAGTTTGTTTTTGATGCGTTCGCAGTTCACTCTTGTACGGTCTGCGCAACTACTCAAGGCTAGGCATAGTAGGAGTGTTAGAGATAATCGCTTCATGTGCTGCAGCCTCCTCTGCTGTCATTTCACGCTCGACTACTTCACCGGTCAGAGCGTCAAAAATAGTAATAGTGGGATTGGTCATGTTCTTACTCCGTAAAGTGTAAAGACGCCGCCGTTGATGTTGGCTGTAACTGGCGTGATAGTTATAGATGTGTATGAGGTGGCTACTGCGTGTAATCCTGCATACATACCGGCCTCACTAAGGCTTGTATAAGGCCCATAAACACGAGTGTATTTAGCCTTAAATGGGTCTACTAGTGTCATGTCAAAATTGCCGTAGGCCGTTGTAAATGTGCCTGTTAGTGGAAAGGATGCAGCGTTAGGCCCGACAGATGTTCCACCTGCTGCACCAGCACCATACACAACATAAGGTAGTGACCAGCCGTAACCAGCAACAGATGCACCGAGTGTGACGCTAATACTTCCTGCACCTACGCCTACGCCACCACTCCAAATAAGCCTGTACGAGTCATAGTCCGAACTGAAAGCGTTATTTATCGTGAATGCACCTTGGTTTGCACTAGGTGTTGTGGTGCTGATTTCCCACATTCCTACGGCGTTCATTTGCGCAGCTGTAAGCACTTGGCCTGTTGTAAATACTGGAGGGGTAGCCATAGTTTTAGTATCCTAACTTGTCGTAATCGAGCTGTCCGAAAGTTGCATTATTAAGTATCAGGTAGGCGTTTAGATCAGCACCTGACAAATAAAACGTGTAGCGGCTTGACTCAGGCGTTGCCGTCATGCTGACACCCTCAATAATGCAGCTAAACACAGTGCCACGAAACGTGACATTGACCTGATAACCAGGGTAACTGCTCAAAGAACCAGCACCTAAAAGCGAGTCCAAAGCAAAACTCTTTTGAGCCTCAGCCAAACAACTAATTGACAACAGCGCCTGATTTTGCTCGTCATAGTTGCTTAGCAAATAGTTTGCGTAATCAGTGGCCTGCGATGTGCTTGCGTTAAAAGTGTTAGTTAGCAAAGTACGAAAAGGCGCTGTGCCAGTCTCTACTGTGGCAGCTGCAAAGTTTTCAGGATCAACAGTTACCTGTGTGTAGTAGTTATCTGCGTAACTGCCAAAGTTAATTTGGTCATACACCTGATTAGTTGAGTTATTAGCCACATCACTGAAATTGACTGTGGCAACCACTGGTTGAAAAGGCGTAAGCACTATTATCTCGCCTGCTGCTAAAGCATCGTGCATACGGCCATTAACAGTGACCAGCACTTTATTTAACCAGTCTCCCCAAGTGCTCGACACTGTTGTTGCGGCCATAGCCTGGGTTTGGACACCAACAGTTTGCACTCCGATATTTGTTTCAGTAGCGCAGTCAAAGATTTGATTGTCTAAAGTGTCTGCAGCCATTGAGTAATTTTCGCCCTGTGCCCTACCCAAAACACTAAACGTGCCCTCAACAGTAAACGTCACAAAGTCTGCCTGACCTACTCCACCACCAAACGGTATGCCATAGGAAACATCGACATCGTTAATAACACCGTTAAACAATGTAAAAGCAGTGCTTAAGTTTTTTATTTGCACAAAGTTGCCAGAAACTAAATTAGTAATCGGTGAGGCATAGCCTGTCGGGTAACGCATTGTCACGCTCGCTGTAGATGCGCTGTAGGCGTTTAACTGGCGCTGTCGGCCAATACTGAGCGCAATGTCCTGCACATTCGTGAGCGCCGTAAAGGTCACATTGTCAGGACTAATCTCGACAGAGTAATTCTGTGGCATTAGAAAGCGTTACTTATCTTGATAGGGACAGAGCCGTTCTGCCTCATGTAGGTGCGTAGAGCCTGCACTACTGCGTTAGGGTCGCCACCGTTCACATGGATAGTTACATTGTTGCCACCCATCTGGCCCATGCGATCTAAAGGTATGACAGCCTCGGGGCCTTTTTCACCAATCATGGCCAGGGTCGCGCTAGTGACGATGCCACCCTCAGCAAGCATCGGGATATTAGGAACATCGAAGCCTTTGCCACCGAGGCCAGGCACCCAGCTAGGAACCTTGAACGAGAGCTTGCCTACCGTGTTATTCCACAGTGACGCGATGCTATTAAAGATGCCTTTATAGAAACCAAGTAGCGCACTGAAGTAGCTCTTGATTACGCCAAGGCTGCTTTGGACTACACCATTGATAACGCTGAAAACACTGTCGATAATGTTTCTGAAACCCTCAAACTTTTTGTATGCCAACACGAGGCCAGCAATTAGAGCTGCAATAGCAATAACTACTAGTGCGATTGGGTTGAGAGACATAACAAGGTTGAACGCTGCAGTGGCCACTGTGGCTGCGATGGTGTATGCAGCCTGCAGTTTGAGGTACGCGTTGTAGGCCAGAATGACACCAGCGAGGGTGCCGATGACACCAGCTACTGCCAAAAAGGCTGTGCTGTTTTCGGCTGCGAAATTAGCCAGGCTAGAAAGCACCGGCAGTACAGATTGGATTGCTGGCATTAGTGCTGCACCGATTGACTCTTTGGTTTCCTGCAGGCTGATGCTGAGGCGTTTAAATTGCCCCTGGGCAGTGTTCGCAGCTGTCGTTGCTGCACCACCTGTGGCTGTGCCGATGGCATACATAACGTCCTCAAACGATGCACCGTCCTCGATCATCTGTCGGTATTCGGGTGCCAACTTGGCTAGGGCCTTGAGGTTGCCACCGTAAGCCTTCTCTAAGGTTTTGGTAACTGAGGCCAGGGGCACGCCTTTTTGCGCTGCCAAGTCCATAGCAGCAGTGGCTAGTTTTTGTGCTTCACTGACTGAGCCTGTAGCCCTTACAAGTCCAGCCAGGGCTGGCCTCAAATCGTCATCAGTAATGCCAAGCAGTTTGCCTTGTGCGCTAATCCAATCCTCCACGCTGGCAATCTGTGCAGCGTTAGCACCTGTGGTGGCTGTGAGCTGACGCGCTAACTCTTGCTGTGCTGCATCGTCCTCAATGGCTGCCTTAGTAGCGTCACCGAGCGCAACTGCTAAAGCGCCTACTGCTGCAGCTGCAGGTAGCGCTGCCTTCTTTAGTGCAAAGTTTGCTTTAGCGCCTACAGACTCAAGGCTGTTGAACTCCTTAATGGCTTTGTCAATGCCTTTGGAATTGAACTCCGAAACAATGGGAATATAAACAGCCATTACTTACCTAGTGTCCTATTCACTTGGTTGAGCACTTGTTCAATGGCCTGCAAAATGTCTTGGGTGGCTTGGCCATAAATGTATTCACGCTCACGCCACATACCACGCTGTGCAGGGCCGTAAGCCGTGGTGAGGTAAGCAGAGAATTGGCCAGTGTCGCCACGCAAACCTGCCATGTCAAAAATGGCACCACCGGCATCTTTTTGTAGCAAGGTCACTAGAGGCGATGAGCCACGCTGACTACGGCCACCCACCTGAATGGTTACACCCTTGCGCACTTTCTTAGGGTCATACGACAAACGGCCTGTGCCCTTTCGAGATGGTGCCATACCCGACAATGGAGCCACGCCAGGGTAAGTCTGAGCCACGCGCGACACCATCTCAGCGCCACTAGCTTTGATCTGGTTCACAGCCTTAAACTTGGTTTTGCTGTCAATCTTTTGCAGTTCAGCCAGCGCTGCCTTCAGGCCGTAAATCTCGGTGCTTGCTGTAACGCTCATTTGGCCTTTTTCCTCTGCTCATTGATAATACTAATGCAGGTGTTCAGGTCGGGTACATCAAACTCTATTTGTGGTGGCCACCAGCCACACTCGACTAGCAGGGTTGCTAGGGAATGTCGGTAGGTGCCACCTCGGTAGGGTTTGCATCTGGTTGCTCGATTACTTCTAGATCTACAAGCTGTTTAATGAAGTCGTCAAGCATGAGAGGCACTGTCACTGAGCCTTGCTGTTTGCTTGCCTCATGAGCCATATAAGCCAAGTCCTCAATACCGAGGCCACCTTCTTGGATTTGGCTGATTTTGCGTTTGTATTTACGCTCCCACATAACAATGGTGTAAAGGTTCGTGGTGACTGTGTAGTCACCCGAGCCGATGTTTACTCGCATGGTCAGTTGCATGTCGGGCCTGCTTTCTATTTAGGGTTTATGGCGTTGTGATGTCGCGTGCGAATGTGCCACCGGTGAATGTCACTTCAATCATTGAGAGCTCACCATAGGAGCCTGTGATTGGTGTGAACGATGACAGCATTGCATTGGTAATGGTGTACTCAGGGTTGCTGGCTGACTCGGTAGCGCCAGCAGGTGAAAGTACAAGCACTGAGGTACCAGAGCCAACTGCAGCAAAAAGTGTTGCCTCAACAGATGAAGCGCCATATGCAGCGTAAAGCGTGAGGGTTACCTCTACGGCCTGCAAACCTTTAACATATACGTGGCCTGCATCGCCAAAGCTGGTGGACTCAAGAGAGTCGTAACCCACAGTAAGAGTGGCTGATGAGCAGAGCGTGGTTAGATCAACAATCGAGCCACCTGTGGCAGGGTTGAGGGTCACTGTTGGGTTTGTGAGATAGGTGGTAGTGCTGGTGGCCATATTCGTCCTTTGGTGTTAGGTGTTGTCGGCCACCAGTGATGCTTTTATTATGTCAGATTTTAGAGGGTCAGGTACGCATTACAAGTATGCAGCCTGTAAAGAGATTTGTAGATCATAAGCAGGGAACTCTTGCCCACCGATACTGGCGAGGCCTGGCCTGCCATCGGTCACGGCAACATTCTTGTCAAGCAGTGCAGCTGCGATTGCGAGCAACGGCCTGAGCGTGTCTAGGTTGCCTGGGCCTATACCAATAACGCGCACAGGAAAACGCATAGTCACGATTTTGTTGTTGAAAGCCTCAAAGGTAGGGGCATCAATAAAGCAGCAGTTGCTGTTGAGGTTTCGAGGGTCTGTCACTACTCGCAAGCCACTGATGGTGGCAAGGGTGGTGGCTAGGTCGTCTATGGCCTCATTGAACAGGTCTGTGTAAGCCATTACGCAACAGCAGGCCTATCGATACCTAGCAACTGTTTCACCATCGGTGTAAAGGCATTGGTGGTGATTGCTTGCCCCATTGAGTCAAAGCTTGCGAACTGGTCAATGCTGCCACGCTGACGGAAGTACGCGCCAGCCAACATGATTGTGCCGAGGGTTACATCGCCCGATGGGCTGGTGCTGAGGCTGTCAAAATAGCCTGCCTCTTGCCTACGCCGATATGCCACTTGATTACCGGCAGACACGCACTGTGCCAAAAATGTGGACTCATCTGCGCTTGGGCTGGTAAGGCCAAGCCATAACTGCGTTTGTGCACTGGTTACCCAGGTGCAGGTTTGCGTGTAAGCCAGGCTTCCGTTAGGGATTGCTGCAGAGCGTTCGAGATTGTCGTCAGCGTCATAAAACATCACCTGGTTAGGTATCGGCACATCAGGGTTTAGTAGCAGATCACCTTCAGAGTCTGTACCTGTGTACAGGTACTGAGGGATTGCATAAACAGTGTGTGTGCCGTTGAGCTGATGCCCCAGGCCAGTAAGCGTGATGCTTTCACCGATGGCAATGTCGGTTGCCTCAAGTGTTTGCACTACAGCGTAATTATCTAAACGCTGATGAAATATAACTGTGTATGTAGCCATGATTGGCTATCGCCTTTCGGATTAGGCGATTACGATGCCCTGAATGAAGCTCGACTTCGCAACGAATGTAGCAAAGTAACCGTAGTAGGAGAATGTACGGCCCAATGTGCTTGGTACTTCTACAGACATGAGGCCACGCTGTTGTTCGTAAATCTCGAAGCCTGGCGCGTACACAACAAGCATCGTGCCCGAAGCGAAGTTGTTATCAACTACAACCTCAAGACCGAGCACATTCATGCTGGTGTATTGGAGACCAGATACAAGGCCGATTGAGTTTGTGCCGATTAGGCCGTTGGTGTTGTAACCAAATACAGGTCGCTTGTCAGCATCGAGCTGCTTGCCCAATTTTTCCCATACATCTGGTGACACGCACAAGTGGGTTGGGAAGTAGTTGCTGTCCTCTGCAATTTCGCGTGCTGCGTCATACAGTGCGCTGATCAGTGAGGTTGGGTCGTCTGCCGTTACAGTCCAGGTTGAGCCTGATGCTGTTTTACCAGCGACCAATGCGTCTGCTGCGATGTTGTCTGTTGCAATGAGGTATTCACCGGCAAGGTCATTGAGCACAAGGTTCAATGCTGCAGGATCGGTGAAGTCAATGTCTTGCACTGACAATGTGACCTGGCCAGCAACTGTGGATTTCGTAACAGTGTTGGAAGCAATAACCATTGTGGTGGCTGATGCTGCAGAGCCTTCAGTCTGTGTGGCTGCTGAGGTGTGAGTCGTAATGGTAGGTCTCACGAAAGTTTTTGAAGGTGTGTTCGGCATGGCGCGTGCACCAAAAGCCGAAACAACAGGGCGTACAAAGTTCAGGTCTTGGAACAATGGCCCAAGTACAGGCACTGGCAACAAACCTGGGGTGTCAGTGGTGAGAATGTCACCAGCTGCAGCCTGTAGTGATGTTGCTTGCTTCTTTTGTGCAAGCTTGAAAGCTTCATTTACATTACGGAAAGTATCGCCACCGATGTGCATTGCTGCAAGGTATTCGGCTGCTGATGGCATAACAAACTCACGCTTAGGCTGAGCAAAAACTGTTGATGCTTCGATGACTTCTGGGGCTGGTGTTTCTGACACTGGGTTCTCCTGTGGCTCTATGGGTTCAGGAGTGTCGGCTTCCTCTTTTGTATTATCGCTTATTTCCTCATCTGATGTGGGGATACTCGCTGCTACATCTGTGATGGTAGCACCTGCAAAGGCTGGCTGTGGCACTAATGAGAGCTCTAACCAGTTTGCTGCAGTTACGATCATCACGCCGTTTTGGTCAATCTCAAACTCCGTTGGATTTACGCCAACGCTTACTGAGTCGAGCACGCCATCGGCTGCTAAAACAAGGGCCTCATCACCTAACGCTGTGGTGCTGATTTTTGCTGTGAACAGCATGCCATCTGGGGTGTCCTCGCGTGCCGTGACAATGCCAATGGCCTGTGTGCTGTCGTGGTACATGTAGAGCTTTGGGTTTTTGCCATCTACAGGTAGTGAGCCAGGGGCAAACATGACCTCGGTGCCGTCATTGACTGTGGCCACGACATTGTAGGGCGCTGCGATACCGGTGATGGTTCGGCGTGGGGTGCCATCGGCTGCTGCTGCATCGATGCTTATTGCTGTGGCGTTAAACCTGATCATGCTAATTCCTCTTGTGTGTTTTCTTGGGGCATGTCGGGGCTGTCCATTTTATCTGCTGCGTAGTTTTCAACGAGGTACTCGTCTGCATCAAACTTTACATAAGTTCCTCGAGGCAAAACATTGTTTTGGCTGAGTGTTGCTGCGATGCAATCGGCGTAGGCCTTTACGCCAAAAATGTAAAGGTCTGCTCTGGCCTGCTCAGAGGATTGGTACGAGTATGAGCCTGTTGATACGCCCACTAAATATGGGGGCACATTGGTGAGGCGTGCACATTCAAGCGCCTGGTAGTTGGCTGCATCTATCAAAAGCATTTTGTCGGGGGTTGCTGTGGTTTCGGTGTAGCTCAAAAACTCGTTGAGTGCAGCTGTCTGATTGGTTGCGCGTGCAGCGTTGAACGCTGATGCTAGATCGGCAAGCTCGGTGGCGCTCAATGGTTCGCCACCTGTTTGCTTCAATACACCAGCAGGTATTGACGATTCTGCATTGCGATAGCGTGCTGCCTCGAGCTTCAAGGCTGTGGCTACGGTCTGCTCAGACATGTAAATGATGCCTTGAACAGGGCTTAAGAATTGCACTAAATCTTTAGGGTCAATCATGTTGCCCTGAAAATAAACCTCATTAGATGGCGCAAACCACACTGGCCCTGATTGGTCTTGTGTCGTTACTGAGCCTGCTGGCAAGCGTGTAAAAGCTGTGGGGTATCCGTCTTGGGTGCGTGCTGTGATGTACCAAAAAGCACGGCCATAAAAAAAGAGGTCGTCAAATGTCCACGCCATAAGAAAGTTGTAGGTGACGCTTGGGTCGGGTTGGCGTAGCCAGGTGCGTGGAGCGATATTGACTTGCTCCATCTCATCACCGTTCCACATTTCGTTATACATCTTGAGAGGCATACAAGAGATAACCGAGGCCATAAGATCGCGTGCGCGTGAGATGGTTGCCACGCTCATAGCCCTGTTGCGCTGTGGGCCTTCAATGTATGTGTAGTACTGACCGATAAGGTTCGCGCCTGCAGAGTTAGGCGAGTATCCACCAGAGGCTGCAGCCTTTGCCGGTGCAGGTGAGATTGCTGCTTTATTGACTCGGTTGAATAGCGCCATGTTCGGATTATCTCACATTTTCTAGGTGGGGGGTGGTACTGCCCTGAGCAATTCCCGACAGAAAGCCCAGAGCAATACCAAAACTAATCTTAGCGATTTACAACAACCAGCATGGGCTTACCACCTTGTTTTGGTCGTGAGGCAAGTGCAGCTGCAAATATGGTGAGGCGTGCCAGCTCGACAGGGCCAGGTGAACGCTTACTGCTGATTACGAGGCTGTTCTGCTGGGTGACTGCTACTGCCCTGTTCATTTGTTCAGCCAGGTTTTGTTGCCCCTGGTGCACGAGTCTGCCATCGTTGATCATGCCCTTTACTAGTGATGTGTAGCGCATCAGCTCGCCATAGCCCACAACTTTTTTACGCCTCTCTAAAGACAGTGGCACATGGTTTTCAAGTGGTGGTGTAACAGCCAACATGATCGAGGGATTTTCACAGGCCTTCAGCAGGGCCTGTTGCATCTCGGGTAGAGAGCCAACAACAAACTCAACCGTGATATGAGCAACCCCTACATCATCAACGGCAGCGCGAACAGCCGAATATCTCGAGCCATCAATACTTGTATCTACGGCTATCCAGCCACCGTCTGGCCCTGGAATATCAGACAGGCACTGCTCCCATTCGCCAGGCTGCAACCAACATGCGTCAGCATTGACAAATTGATTTAGAGACCCTCGTAAAAACGAGGACCTGTCTGGGTGCTCAGCATCAGCCAGCAAAGACTCAAGGTCGAGCGTGACACCGAGCGCTGGATTAGCCCAACCCCACCAGCGTGTATCCATCACATCAACACCTGGTGGTGGCGACCATTCAGCAAAGTAAAACTGGCCCTGGCGTTTATCATCAATGAGCTGTAGGCCTTGTTCTCGGTAGCGCAACATAGCAATCGAGGCCTCGGTACCGGCAGTGGAAGTCATCAACATGATCGGTGAGCCACCAGCTGTGCGCATGTTGCGTGCCTTCATCGTGGGCCTAAGAGAATGAGCGAGCACATTGTCCTCAACTGCATACACCTCGTCCACCCATATAAAATCTGCACTGAGGCCCATTCCTGCAGAGGGTGTTGCAGCCTTTACAAGCCAGCGCGAGCCATCAGGCATGTCGCAAGTGTTACGGCCATAGGCGCGCTTTAATGTCGCCCCGAAATACTCCTGCAAAATCGGTGCCACCACCTCAAACTGGCGAACAGCAAGAGACAACTCATGCGCAGAATTAACCACGGTCTGAGGCTTGCCACGCAACTGAGCAATAGAAGTGAGCCACGCCCCAATACACGCCTGCCCCAAAACCGTTTTACCATTTTGACGCGCCACAGAAATAAGCGCTGCACGATTAATTAGATCACCGGTATCAGGCTCAGCCTCAAAAACACCATCAATGGCGTAAAGCTGCCAATCCATCAGCTCAACCTTCATGTACTTGCTAGCAAACTCGGCAACCAACTCAGCGTAGACAGAAATACCTTTTCGAGCAGTTTCTAATCTGGGCTCAACACGGCCAATCCCAGCAGGCCCTGGCTGGTTCGCGCTGCCGTTGATGATGTAGGGGTTGCTCATATCACGGTTGAGTTTGTTG